CCAACAAATTGATTTTCACCACCACCTGATCTGTTTTTTCTTCTAGCGAGCATTCTACCAATACCTGCTTTTATCAAATTTCCTAATTGTCCTTTTGTCTTACCTAGCACACAAGCTAAAGTTTTTCTTCTCTGTAATTGTTCCTTACTTAATTTTTTTGCATCACCAGAGGGTGCCTCAGCTATCTTGTCAATTAACTTATTTGTCAAACTTTCTAAACTATAATGCTCAACTTTATTCAACACTGTGTTCATGTGTTTACTAATATCACCAGTGTATTTGTTTACTATGTCATCAATTTCTGTTTCTAATTTAACGATTGGTATAGAAATCGCAGTCGGAAAATCATTGAGTGCTTTCTGAGCCTTTGCGATATCTTTTGACATATTCTTAATCGCAAGTTGTATGCCTTTCATCTCAGGTTTTTGACCCTTAACAGCACAATCAACAAAATGTTTTTTAGTAAGAATATCTTTTTGTTTATTATCTCCAGATGTGACAAGATCAGTTGCATCTACACCCTGTCTTATTACATTTGATACCTCACCACTTTCACCTCCCTGACCATCAGTATTAGTAGTATCATTATCATCATCCTCTTCGTTATTATTATCTTCTGATTTATAATTATCCTTGTTTCCTAAAATTGTGCTATCACCCGCGATAACATCTTGATCGTCCCACGCACAACTCGCACCATAGTTAACAACCTCAGTTGTTTTAATTTTTGTTTTTTGGTTATGTCCTAAGATTCCCATGATGATAGGAACCTGCTCCTCATCACCATCTAGAAAAAATCCAAAGACAAAATTACCTTGAGCAATTGCAGGTGTTGTAAGTTGTCCTCTTTGACCACCACCATCGGTGACACCATACATCACTTGAGCCCAAGGTAATTGTTCAGATGGTAAAACAGCCTCATCACGGTCATGTAGACCAATAATTCTTACCTTATATCGGTATCCCCAACCCGGAATACGTTTTGCTTTTTTTTCTAATTGCTTAGTCGAGTTGCCTTTCCAGTGTTTTGCAGGAGCAACTTGACCAACCCACCATCTGAATTGTCCTCCTAAAAAATTTGGATTAAAATGGCCGGTATCTTGCATTAGTCGTCATATACTAGACACTCTGGTTCATCAGGGTGCATGTCACAAAATAATTCAAGACAGTTTGGATCGTGATGATCTCCTGCTTCGATTTCATCATGATGATGATCCACGTACTCTTCTAACTCATGTAACTCATCGAGTGTATGTCTTCTCATCGGTTCAGAAGTGTTTGGATCAGCGATAATTTCCTTATCTTTTTGAATGTGATCTTCTATTGATTTCATAATTTTTTCCTTGGTGAATATTTTTCTCAATCACGCTTAAGAGGTGTTCTACCATATGAATCTCTTGCAAGACTTAACTTGGTATAAGACTCTTTAACTGTAATGTAATGACATAGATCAGTTATAATATATAGTCCTCCAGTGAAACTATCAGGTTTATCAGACTTATCTGCTGTAATTTCAGGGGAGTCAACGTGAACTATATCACCAGCATGAAGTGAGAAGTCTGCTGCGATGGTAATCTCTGCCGTAGAAGAGAATACTTGATTATAGCGTCGATTAGCTTGATTCAGCAACATATCAATTTCAAAGTTTTGTTCTGCTGACTTTTCAACCTGAGTTTTTGTATTACCAGTTGGAAGTGTTCCAGTATCTTTTAACATGTATGTTGTTCGAGTTGTATTATCATTAAATGAAAACTTTTTATTTAAATCCGGTAGTCCTTTTCCAAGTAATTTAACACCGTCATCAGTTTTAACACCAGTTACATCATCAGCGGTTTGTGTGACCACTCGATATTGATTGTTAAATGGATCGAATAATATCAATTTTGTTTGGTAGATTCCCATTTTCAATTTCTTTCCAACATCAAAACTGCTACCCTCAATATAGTCTATTATCTTTGCATCATACCCTTCAGGTATTCCCCTTGATGTCCCAGTGAAAATAAATTTTTTAACAGGTTTTTGAGAGAACAATCCATCTATTGATTTAAATGTAAAACCATTTGATGTTTCAAAAAAGAAAAAACCTGCGCTGCCACCTTTTTTGAAATTATTTGGAATACATTTTTTAGATAACCAATTTATAATATAAAATGGTTTACGATTATTACCAATAAAATTATATGTATTCATACTGGTTTCAATATCAAGTTTTTTCTGAGTCTGTAGTTTATTCTCTAATATTTTTTTAACACTATCAGAAATATTTCCGTCATATCTGTTTTTAATGGTTGATATGGATTGCTCATTACGAATGAACTCTTCAGATCTCATTGTAATGGTTGTCATCTTCTTATTAGATTCCTTTATAAGAGGAGTTACTTCAGTTACATATAACGCATTATTATTTTTTGAATTTAAATTTATTTTATTACCAAAATTATCTGTCATTTTAATATTTACTTCCTCAGTTCCAACAATATTTGGAGCTGTATTTCCACCGATAGCATCACCAAAAGTATAACTTACACCAATTGAATCTGCGAGTATGCTTTCAAGATATTGAAATACCCCTGTAGCATTTTCAAGTGGCACAACCTCTTCAGTTGTATTTGATTTTATTTCTAGTTCAAAATCAACACCACCATCCCCTGTTAGTGGTTCAGATTTATTTTTATTAACATCAACGTTACTCATGCTGCACCTCTCTCATAAAAATAATCACTTATATTGAAACCACTTATCGTTTTTGAACCAATAAAAGTGTTTTGTGAATCTGATCCAACAGTAACAAATTTGGTGTTGTCTTTTATGATAGGTTGAATGATGACATCAGTTTGTTGACCTTCATAATACATTGACTCCATAAGAGCATCAAATTTATCACTATCAATATTACCAGATAGAATCGATCCACCGAATTGTTTTTTTGTAACTATTTTTTTACCCGTTTTATACAAAAAAGTCCCAGATTCTATTTTTGGTTTAACGTTTA